GGTCTAGGTATTGGATCAGAAGTTAGAACAGAAGTAAACTATATACCAGAAAAAGTGGCTCACTTAATGACCTCTTACTTATCAATGGGATCAATCCTAATTGATGATAATGGTATTAGAGTACAGAAAGCTGCGGAATAGGAGGTAGATATGGCATACGCAACTTCAAATCCCGTAAAGAAAATCTCTCAAATGGGAGACACCAACTCCATGTGGTATTATGCTGATGGAGATGCGATAGGTACTATTGATGACAATGAGTACTTTTTAGCTTCTCAAGCTGATTTAACAGCTGGAGATGTTATTATTGTAAACAGTGGTGGCTCAAATGGTGTAGTAGATATGTTAATTGTAACAACTTCTTCTACAACTCAAGTGAGAACAGCTTTATTATCATAACATTAACGAGGGGGAGCAATCCCCCTCCTAAAAAAATATGGCAGTAACAAAAATAGACATAGCTTCAAGAGCATTAATAATGATCGGATCTAATCCGATTTCGTCATTTACAGACGATACTACAGAAGCATTAGTAACAAATAATATTTATGAAGAAATTATAGAATCTACTTTATGTAGAGCAAGATGGAGATTTGCTACAGAACAACAACAACTATCTTTATTAGCAAATGCTCCTACTGGTAGATATGAAAATGCATATCAAATACCTACAAGTCCACAATGTTTACAAATAATATCAATAACTGAAAATGATATAAATATACAATATGCAAGATATGGAGATAAAATATTTGTAGATGGACATGGTAGTCAAAGTAAATTAATTATGGATTATATCTTTAGACAAGATGAAAGTGAGTTTCCACCCTACTTTAGATTAGCAGTAGAATATAAACTTGCAAGTGTATTTGCTGGAGCTATAGCAAGAGATTCAGCTATGGTTAGAGAGTTTGATAACTTAGCAGAAAGACAAATACTTATAGCAAGAAATACTGAATCAGCAGAAACTACAACTAAAAAACTAGCAACTGACAGATTCATAAATGAAAGAAGAAGTAGTCGTAGTGGATTAGTGGTAGGATAATGCCTAGAAAGGTTAGACAAGTCTTTACTAACTTTTCTTCTGGAGAGTTAAACAATCTTTTAAATGCTCGTACAGATGCTAAAGCATATTTTGAGGGAGCAAAACAATGTCGTAATTGGTATTTGTTAGATGAGGGTGGTCTTATGCGTAGACCAGCTACAGAATACAAAGCTACATTACCAGCACAATCAAGACTAATACCTTTTATATTTTCTAATGATGAAACTGCTTTATTTGCATTTAGTAATAATAGACTAGATGTATACAGCTCTACTGGATCTGTAGTCCAAGCTAACATAACTTCTAATTGTAACTGGAGTACAGCTCAGTTATTTGAACTAAACTTTGCACAGTTTGGAGATACAGTATTTATTACACATAGAAATAATCCTATAAGAAAAATAGTTAGAGCTTCTGCATCATCTTTTTCTGTTTCTGCTTTTGAGTTTGAACTAGATGATACAGTTACAACAAATGGTGTAAGTAAAACTACAGCTCCTTTTCATAGATATGCAGATCCTGGTGTTACAATTACTCCATCAGCTACAAGTGGTAATAGTGTTACACTAACAGCTTCTGCTAATTTATTTACATCAGATCATGTTGGTGTATATTTTGAAATAGGAACTACACCTAAACAAGTTAAGATTACAGGATTTACAAGTGCAACAGAAGTAACTTGTCAAGTTATAGAAACACTTGCAAATACAAATGCAGAATCAGATCATACAGAAGAACTTATATCTGCTGAAAGAGGATTTCCACAAGCTGTATCATTCCATGATAATAGACTATGGTTTGGTGGTGTAAGAGATAAACCATCAGCTGTTGTTGCAAGTCAGATAGCTGGATATTTTAATTTTGCTTTAGGAACTGGTTTAGCAAATGAAGCAATCAATGTTGCTATTACAGGCGATAGAGTAAATGAGATTAGACATTTTGTATCTTCAAGAAACTTACAAATATTTACAGATGGATCAGAATATTTTATTCCAGTATCATCTCAATCTGCTGCTATAACTCCTAGCAGTATAGCTTTTCTAAGACAAACACCATATGGTTGTAATAGAGCTAGTCCTGTACCTTTTGATGGAGCAACTTTATTTACACAAAAAAATGGTAAAGCAATTAGAGAGTATATCTTTTCTGATGTTGAACAAGCATATAGATCTACAGCTGTTTCGGTCTTAGCTTCTCATCTTATTGATACACCAAAACAACACGCTATGATTACAGGTAATGCAGAAAAACCAGAACAGTTTGCATTTTTCTTAAATAGTGGATCTACACATGAGGGTAAACTTGCAGTATTTCATAGTGTAAGAAATGAAAAGATTGCTGGTTGGACAATGTATGAAACACAAACAGGAGATAAGTTTGATAGTATAACTGCTATAAATGAAAACTTATATGTATCTGTAAAAAGAACTGTACCATCTGGAACAATATATACATTAGAAAAGTTTGCAGATACTGATGCAATTACTTTAGATTGTTCTACAACAACAACTGTATTTCAAAAAGGTACACCATTAGTAAATGGAGCTAGTCAAACAGGAACTACAATAAATGTAGATGGCTTTACTACTACTCCACAAGTACAAGAATCTTTTACTATTGCTGGTGTTACTGGCACATATACAATTACAGCTGTAACTAATACAGCTTCTGGACAGCTTCTTACATTAGATACAGCTCTAGCATCATCTCCATCAGATAATGCAGCTATAACTATTGTAAATGGATTCTTACATACAGTAAATGCTGTGT